CAGCCTGTCCTCGCTTCTGAGCGGTCCCTACTTCCCCGCGATCTGCGCGGATGCGGCTGGCACGGAGTTCACCGCGAACTTCGGCAAGAGCACCTTCGCGCATTCCGTCCCCAGCGGCTTCGGCAATTGGTAAGGAAAATTCCATGACCGCGATCTTCTCAGTCCAAGACGAGACAGGCACCGTCACGCAAATCTCGCTCTTCCCGTCGCCCTCGCCGTCGCTCATCATCAGCGTCGGCGATGTCGGCGTTTATGCGGGCATCCCGGACAACGGAACCGCAGGCTTCGAGACGCCGGTCTTCAACTCGCTCCAGTTCATGGTCTCGCAAGTTCTCGACAACGAGCACTTCTCCATCTCGACCGTCAACGCGAATGCGGCTGACTGGCCAGCGGGCGGGACGATCACATGGTCAACCGGAATGAACACGGGGTTGCAGTCGCACGTCTTCGAGATCGACGGCGCGAACGCCTACATCTCCGTCGCCGAGTTCACGAAGTATCATCTGGCGCGCGGCAATGCCGTGCCCGTGGGCGCGACGGCTCAAACCATCCAAGCGGCCATCGTGCAGGCGACGGACTACATCGATCAGAAGTATCGCTTCTCCGGCATCAAGCTGTTGCAGTCCATCGGCGCATCCATCCTTGACGCGAACTCGTCGTTCCTCGAAAGCTGGCTGACGCCCTACGCGCTCAACGGCGTCTCATATCTGACGCCGACCACGACGACCCAGAGCACGGAATGGCCGCGTCAGGGCGTCGTGGATTTCAGCGGCGACACGGTCAACGGCATCCCGAAGGCGGTCAAGGCGGCCTGCGCGGAGCTTGCCATCCGGGTCCTCAACGGCATCGCGCTCCAGCCCGATTATGATCCCGGCATCGTCGGCGCGGGCGGCGTCGTGTCGTCCGTGACCAAGAAGGTCGGCCCGCTGGAGACCGTCACCGCATACGATACGAAGCTGGGACTTGGTTTCTTTGCGTCCTTCCCCATCGTGGACCGGATGCTCGCCAAGGCAGGGCTTCTCAACTCGGGCGGCGGGCGAACCGTGATCCGCTAAGCCGGAGAGATTGCCAGTTGTTTAGCCCCCATGGGATGATAGAATGACCGCGAAATTTGACTATGATCAGGCAATCACGGATGCCGACAACCTTATCGCCTACTTCGGTATGGATGCCGTCCTTCGTCGTGCAGGGAGTAGCCCCGAGGATCGACCGTGTCGGGTCGCGATCATCGAATACAACCCGCACGAAAAGCCCGCCGACCTCGCCAACCCGACCGACCGCAAGGTCATCATGTCGGCGAAGAACTCGGAAGTGCAATTGATGCCGCCTGACAACGAGCTTGATCAATTGGTGACGTTCGTGCAGCCCCCAGCGAACCCGCCAGTTGTGAAAGAAGTTCTGCCGTTGACTTGTAAGCCCAAGCCGACAGCGCCCGCCGGGGTAACAGTGATTTGGGAATTTACGGTGCGGCGATGACGGTAGGAGCAGATCGACGGTCCCTGATCTTGGCCCGGCTTGAGACGATCCTCTCAGGTTTGGTCATCACAATTTCGACGGGCACCATCCCGGCAGGAAACTTCGTTCGCAATCGCGACGAGCTTCCCGGCGAGAAGGTCCCGGGCATCATCCTCTTGGATGCCGACGAGACCAAGGACCCACGCTTCCCGGCGAACCCCGGGCGGCAGGGTCGCCCCGGTCCGGGCATGATGAAGATGACGCCGGAGATTTACGTCGTGCTTGATGTGCGGAAGCCGCAGAACAAGAACGTCGGCGAAGACTTGATACTCGCGCGTGCCGCCATCATGGATGCTGTCATGCACGATGCGACCATCCAAGCCTACGTGGGTTCGGGCGGAACGATTGTTTACGACGGTTGCTACACCGACCTCGCGCGCAACCGGCAGATGAAAGGACAAATGGGGCTGAGCTTCACGTTCGGATACCCGTTCATCCCAGACGAGTTTGCGGCTGCTTAACGGAGAGACCCTATGACCATTGGCAATGAACACATCGAAGGCTCCCTTGTCAGCCCGAACATCGGCAACTATTACATCGGCAAGGGCATCGTCAGCATCAAGCTGCTCGGCGAGACCACGTATACGGACTGCGGAAACGTTCCGCAGTTTGAGTTCTTGGCGAAGGTCACGCAACTGGATCATTTCAGTTCGCGAACCGGCGTCCGCGTGAAGGACTTCACCGCCGTCATCGAAATCGCGGGCTCGCTCACGATGCAGATGGAAGAGTTGACCGCGCGCAACATGGGCTTCGCCCTGCTCGGTCTTCCGACCGGCGGCCCGTCGCCGACCCCGGACACCATCGATATCTTCTCCAACCCGGTCATCTACGGGTCGGTCAAGTTTGTCGGCACCAACGACATCGGCCCGATCTGGACCGTCAACTTCCCGCTCGTGAAGTTGTCCCCCTCGAAGGCGATCTCCCTGATTGCCAACACGTGGGGCACCATCGATCTCGAAGGCGACGTGCTGTTCGATCAGCTTCAACAGACCTTCGGCACCGCGACCGTCTCGCTGCCGAACTCGCCGACCAACGTCCTCTAACAGCCTATGGCCTGATTTCCCGCTCGGGAAGTCAGGCCCCGGCCTGATGGTTTCGTATGCCGAAATTGCCCCATCGGGGCATTTCCCGCATATGAATTATCGTCCCGTTTCGTGAAAAGTTATCACGGACAACCCCCAGCCCTGAAAAAGGATATCCCCATGACCGACGAGACCAAGACCCCCGAACAACTGGCCGCCGAGGCCGCTGCGGCTGCTCAGGACGCGCCCGCCGACGCTCCGGCCCCGGAAGTCGCCGCCGACGCGGCAGCCTCTCAGGACCCCGCCGCTGCGGCCTCCGATGCCCCTCCGGCTGACCCGGGCGAAGACGAGCAGGAAGAGCCCCTCGAACTCCAGCCCGGGCAGACCTTGGCCGCCCTGCGCGGCATCGCTGCCGGTCCCGAAGACCATCCCCGGACCCGGTCGCACCACAAGCACGCCTGATCACCGCGATCAGGTATGCCTTATCGAATGTCCCCCTCCGAATAAGGAATACGTTATGAGCAAGAAACCCGGCCTCAATCTGGCCGACCTCGCGCCGATGTCGGAAGATGTCCCCGTTGGCGAAAGCTTCCTGACCGTCTCCGGCATCAGCACCAAGACGGGCCTCGAAATCTTCAAACGCTTCCCCAAGCTCGTGGGCATGATCAGCGGAGAAGGGTTCAATCTCGGCACGGCTCTCACGGCTGCCCCGGACGCGGTCGCGGCGATCATCGCGGCCTCGACCGGCAACCTCGGCGACGAGAGAGCCGAGGCGGCAGCGGCAGGGCTGGGCATCGAAACTCAGTTCGACATCCTCGAAGCAATCGGGAGGCTTACCTTCACAAGAGGGTTCGCCCCTTTCGCGGAGAGGGTCATGGCGCTCGTCGGCGCAGCCAACTCCGACCTCTCTTCAAAGGTGCCGGATATGAAATCGCCGCCAGCATCGAAGCCCTCATCGCCGCCGGACACCCTCCCGGAATAGTCTGGGACTACACCCCCAGACAGTTGGCGGCCTACACGTTCCTCGCGGCGAAGCGGGCGAACCGTAACAGCCACACGACGCTCAGTCTTTTGCGGCTCGCGCAGGCCGAAGACAAAGAGGTCAAAAAGCAGTTCGAGGACTGGGAGAAGGAAGCCTAGCTTTGGAGTTCACGGTCACCATCAACGCGGAAGCCTTCAAGAAGAGCCTCGACAACGAGGCCGAGAAGTACGATGCGGCGTTCAAGGTTGCGGCCAACATGATCGCATCCATGATGAAGACCGCTGTCCGCGATGACATCCGAAGCGCGGGCGGCTTCGGCGATAAATATCTCTCCGGGCTGAGCGTCGAGGTGGAAGACAACGTCATCACCACGACGCTCGACGCGCCCGGGGCGAACATCTTCGAAGACGGCGGCACCATCAAGGGCCGCCCCCTCCTATGGCTTCCGCTCAGTGGCACCGATGCCGTAGGCATTCCGGCGAGCGCCTACGGCGATCAACTGTTCTCGGTCAATCGGAAGACCGGCGGCGTGCCGCTTCTGTTTTCGATCAAGGATCACGCACCAAAATACTTCGGCGTCCCCTCCGTCGAAATCCCGAAGAAGTTCCATATCGCCGAGACGCAAGTCAAGGTCATGGAGCACTTCCCCGAAATCTTCAAGGACGCACTGAGGGAAACCGATGTCTGAGATCGACCCGCTAGTTGCAGAAATTCTGCTCAAGGGCGATGACGAGTTCATCGCGTCGATCAAGAAGGTCGGCGAGAGCGCGGCTGAGAATTTCGAGAAGCTCAACTCCGCATTCGAGAAGGGCGCGTCGTCGTTCGCACTCGCGGCGCGGGGTCTCGGTCTCGTTGAGGCCGCGCTGGCGGGCGTCACTGCCGCGACCGTGCTCTTCGTCGAGCAACAGACCGAACTCAGTCAGAAAACCATCCTGCTCGCCGATGCGTTCGGCACGACCGCCGGACAGCTTCAAGGCATTGAGGCGGTCTTCGCGTCTG